GCCATCCGCGAGGATGGCCTTTTGTCATGGAATCTGAATGGTGCCCGGGGTCGGACTCGAACCGACACGTCTTGCAACGGCGGATTTTGAATCCAACCACGGCCCTTTAATATCAATGGATTACGCTTAAATCAGGATGTTGCGAGTTCATAGATGCGCATAGTTAATCATGGTTGGCCGCCTCTGCCGCCACTTTGTCGCCACTTTTTAGGGCTGTAATGGGGTTAAGCCGTACTGCATCCTCCAGGTGATCGGGGGCGAAGTGGGCATAACGCATCGTCATCTTGATATCCGTGTGGCCGAGGATTCGCTGCAACACCAGAATGTTGCCCCCATTCATCATGAAGTGGCTGGAGAAGGTGTGGCGCAGAACGTGAGTGCTCTGGCCAGCGGGCAGCTTGATGCCTGCTCGCCGGATGGCCTTCTCGAACTCGGCATAGCAATCATCGAACAGGCGGCCAGTTCGCTTGGGCAACATAGCCAACAACCAGGGGGCGACAGGGACAGTCCGGTTCCGCTTGCCCTTGGTCTTGGTGAAGGTGATCCGTCCCATGCCAACTTGGGAGCGCGTCAACTTCTCGATCTCACTCCAGCGCGCTCCGGTCGAAAGGCAAAGCATGACGACCAGCCACAGATCCCGCAGCCCCTTGCAGGCATCGAGCAGTTGCTCGATCTCATCCTGGGATAGATAAGCCAGCTCGCTCTCTTGCACCTTGTACTGGCGCAGGTCAGAAAGCGGGTTACCGCCGTGCCAGACCCCCAGTCGTGCCAGCTCATTGAACACCGCTTGCAGGTATAGCTGCTCGCGGTTGATTGTTGTCGGGGTTACCTGCTTGCGCTGCCCTGGTACATAGAGCTCACCGGCCAACCGCCGCTCGCGATATGCCGAGAACATCTCGGAGGTGAACTCACTGGCCAGCGGGTTATCCAGTGCCTCGCACAGCCAAACCAGCTTGTCGCGGCGCCGTTCGCCATCCGCCAGTGTCTGACCGTGCCGCCCAAACCATGCCGAGACAAGATCAGACAGGCGCCGCTGATCCCCTGCATCCTCTTCCTTTGCCTGCCATGGCTTGGCGGTGAGCATGTGAGACTCCCACGCCAAGGCCTCCCCTTTGGTGGCAAAGCGCTTGCGCTTGCGTGGCCCATCACGACCATCGGGGTAAATCTCGGATAGCCATGGTTTGGTTTTGTGATCTGTTTTACGAACCGACATGACCGCACACCGCCCGGGCTTGCTTGTGGGATACAACGGCCTGCGCCAGCTGGTCACGCGCAGACTTCAACGCAACATCATCGCCAGTTCTGGCGGCGGTATAGAGCTGGCCGACAAACGAATATGTTCGTTGCACCAGTGCCGCCGCATGCCGAATAACCACATCCTCATCCATATGGCTGGTACGAAGGCCGTTCATCGAATCGCTGGCCGCAGATATCGCCGGATTGACAGTGCTGAACCGGTACTCTGCGAACTGGTGATAGTCGATCTGCTGGCCATCAAGCATGCCGCCAAAGCGCGCCATCACCCCGTCTGTGACCTGGTTCATCTGCTGATAGATATCCTGCTCCAGTAGGCACTGCTCCGCGAGTGACAGTGCCCGCAGTGACTTGGCTGGGGGTCGCTCGGATGGCTGTTGGGCGCTTTGCACCTTCGCACTCTCTGCCGGCGGCATAGGTGCATCAAGACGAGCAGGCCGGGACAGCCAAGCGCCAGCGCCTGCAGCAAGGAACAACAGCACAACCCCGGCTGCTGCTTTGCCTGGGCGAACCTGCATCCGTTCCTCTTTGCTCATCTTGAGCATGGCCCGCGAATGGCTGATGAACAGCAGGATGCTATGAGCAGCCGCCAGCAAGGCCAATAGCACCAGCCCGCCAGACAACTCGATCTGGCCATCCGATACCATGCCGAGAATCAAGAACCCGAGGGCTCCATAGAGGCCGATAAAAAACGCATTCAGGCGGCGCTTCTGGCCAAGCAACGCAGGTTTGAACAAACCGGCCACAGCCAGCAGCAAACACAAAAGGGCCGCCAAGGCAGCCATCAACGAAAGCATGTGAACTCCTTAAAACTTTTTGCCAGCCCAGACCACACGACCAACCAGATCCAGCTCGGCCAGTTCTTCCTTACTCAGGTCACGGGATTTATACAGCGGGTTGTCAGAGATGATACGCACCCCGCCGAGATCGAATTGCAGGCGCTTGACGAAAAGGCCATCGGATAGGCGCAACACATAGAGTCCATCGCGGGGTGCTTCACCGTTCTTGAGGCGGATCAGGATCACATCACCGTCATTGATGGTCGGTTCCATCGAGTCACCTTTGGCGCGGATAACCGCCATCTTGGCTGGGTCGAACCCTTCGCGGCGTAGCCAGTCAGAACGGAATGCCATCGGCTCGGCCAACGGCTCATCCGTGATAGTGGCGCCATGGCCTGCACTCGCGAACACCTGATAGGCGGGAATGGTTGTGAACTCGCCGCTGGCGACCTGATGAGACTTAGCTTGCTCACCAGTACCGAAAACCAGCCACTCAAAACTGACGCCTCCGGCTTGTGCAAGCTTTAGTGCGCGATCGACAGGAGGAATAGTTCCTTCATAGAGATAACGTCGCAATCCACCATCTGTCATATCAGCTCTGCGAGCAAAGGCTCGCAATGGTTCATTGCCAATCACCTTTTCAAGCCGTGTCACAAAGTCAGACTGATTGAATGCAATCTCCTGTATGCCAAATCCATTCATATACCATCACCATCAAGTTTTAGTGAGAAAACAGAATCTCTCGCTTGACCAGTGCTTTTTTTAGATCAATCATGCAATCGTCAGAACGTCATGAGCAACTAAGAACAGCAATGAGCAACGCGAGAGAGGTTTAATCATGTCAAAGATTGAGGTTCAGATCGATACACCATTCAAAACGGTAGCGAAATTCAGCGCTGATACCGGCATCCCTGTTGGTCAGGTCAGAAAAATGATCGGCAAAGGTGATTTGGAAATCATGCCAAAGGAGCTTCCAAACGAACGTGTGCTGATCAACATGGTGGCAGCGTGCAAGCGCGCAGCTGAAGCCGCATACCTATCTGCAATCTCCTGATAACTATGGCACTCAATGGAGCGAGAACCATGTTTATCGGTGACGAATGCAAACATCCGCACTTTGAATCTGCATGCAGCAGATTTACCTCCACCCATGTGATCAGCAAGGTCGCCGCCGCGGCTGGCATAGATGCTCAGGTGTTGAGAAACAAACTCAACCCTGACCAGCCGCACCAGCTGACCGTGGCCGATCTCATCGCGCTGTACCACGCAACCGACGGGGACGAGACCCTGTTCGACGGCATGCTGCTGGAATGTTGCCTGACTGCTGTAGCCATCCCAAAAGCGGAGCGCGCTACATCCATGATCCATCAGGTAATCGACCTCAACGCCCAGGTGGCAAGCGTCAGCCAGCGGACGTTAGAACTGACCGAGCGCGGCCGTATTACTCGCTCAGAACGCAACACCCTGATGAGCTCTATCAACTCCATATTCGGGGCATGTGCCCTGTTTGCTATCGATGTAGAGCGCCGCTTCCAAGCAGTCCCAACCCTAGCCTGCGCATCAGACATCCTGATGCAAACCATGACCATGTAAGGGGGAACCCATGCAACAGCAACAAATCAACCACGACGAACGCAATCTGCCTGACGCCAACCGAGCAAGTGGCCATGAACACTGCGGGCTGCCTGCTGCTGCGCGAACTGCTCGGCAAGACCCGTTCAAGCCTAGATACCGACTGGCTGGCCATCAGCCAGGCCAAGAAGGTAGCGATTTGCGGCATTGCCCGCCAGCCACGCGGCCAGCTGATGAGTGCAACCCTGTCAGCCTTACCTCACCAGCAACGAGAAGCGATCCGTCTGGCCGTCCTCGCGCTGGACTACCAGGGCGAATTCCGTTGCGGATGTGACACCAGAGCATGGCATCCCGCCCCTGTCACCAGGCCTATAGGAGATATCGAAAGATTGAAGAAGGAGAGAACAAAGAGACTGCAGATGAAAAAGGCCGTTCTGGCCGCCAGCGAAATGGTTCAGCAAGGACCGAGAGCAATCGGGCAATAAAAAACCCCGCAAAGGTGGTGGAACACCGCGGGGCTTTCATTCGTCAACTAGGAAAATCGACATGCCAACTTTAGCCATTCGTGACCAATTGCGCAACCTGCGCATTCAAAACCGCAAGCTGGCCCACCGCGGCCAGCGTTACAGCAGCAATCCTGACCTGATCCATTCTCTGGAGCGTCCAGCCGCCATGGCTTGGCGAGCGGTATGGTCATGCGTCAGGCTGCCAGTGCCTATCTGGTTCGCCGCGGTTACATCAACTGCGGCACCACCTGGTTGAAAGGCCAGAACGGATACGCCCGCATGGAGCGCCTTACCTCTGGCTCAATCCGGATTGTTGAGGGGGTCGCATGAAAAAATTGTTCCACCCCATCACCAGGCAGGAAGCCCTGGCCGATTTGGCCGAGCTGCCGCACCGCATCAAGGCCAAGACCTACACCACCAAGCGCGGCCCCGAGGGCCGCAATCTGCGTGAACAAGCCCGCCAGCAACTGCGCTGGCTCAAGGTGTTCCGCTCAATGAACGGGAGGATTGGCGCATGAGCATCGATGCCATTCATATCGCCAAGCGGGCAGAGCGGGCCGTGCTGCCGCTGCTGACCGAACTACTGGCCAGCAACGAGCAGGTAAACCGGATCGCCCTGGGCGAACTCTACTCGGGAGACCAATACATCCAGGTGCAGCTGGTCGTGACCAGCAAGCAGGAAGACCTGATGGATGACGACTCAGTGATGGGGGATGAGGCATGAGCAGCACCACCGGTAACACCATCGAGCGTGAACTCTACCCTACCCCAGCAAGTGCAGTGGCCGCGCTGATGCGCTGCATCAATTTCCGCCAGGGCGACACCTTTATGGAACCATGCCGCGCTGAGGGGAACATCTATGATGCCGTCCCACTGCCAGATGGTCAGAAGGAGTGGGCCGAGATCCGCCATGGCCGTGACTACATGAAATGGGATTTTGGCCGCCAGTTCGACGTCATCATCACCAACCCGCCGTTTTCCCTCACCGAGGAATTTATGAGAAAGAGCCTGTCCGAACTCGCGCCGGACGGCACGCTCATATACCTGCAACGTGTGAACTTCCTAGGCAGCAAAAAGCGGGTGCCGTTCTGGGCTGAAATCGGCTTCCCGAACAAGACCCCGATCCTGGTACCTCGTCCACGTTTTGTGAATGGCGGATCTGACTCCTGCGAGTACAGCTGGTTTATCTGGGACAGGGGCAACCGCGTCGCCCTGCCAGATGGCCTGAGCCATCTGATTGTGGAGGATGCAGCATGAGCCACCGCCTGCTCTCCGACCTCCAAACCCGTGTGGATAGATGGTTCGACACCATGATGGGAGACGAGGCCCGCCTGCGCTCGTATCAGCGCGACCTGCTGGCAATGCGTCGGCTATCCCCTCGCCCGCGCTGCACGGTCTCCCTGACCCTACGCCAGTGCGCCGCAGCCAGGAAGATGATGAATCATGCCAGCCGTGCGCTGGCATCCTGCAGAAGCAACATCAAAGAACTGTC